CCATCACCCGCCCCCCGCCCCGCCGCTTCACACAACACACATCAAAATCTAGGCTCACGCAGCACATCAACCAAGCATGCCAAGCATGCCAATGCGCAGGCACAACAAAGCAGCACACGATGGTGCTGCTTGCTTGGGGGGATGCTTGGTCAGCGTTGCGTGATGGCTGCGTGGACCGCTAGGCCGGCCCACCAGGCCGCAAGGACAACCACCAGGGGCACACCCACCGGCGGCACGACAACGCAGAGGACAAGCAGGACAATGTAGATCATGGCGGTGCTCCTTGTGGGGGCCGAAGCCCCCTGGGTTGGTTACTCGGCGGTGGCCTGCTCGGCGGCGGCCTGCTCGCGCTTCGCGCGCTTACCCTTGGCGGGAGCCTTGGGGGCGTCGGCCTTGGGCGCGTCGCCGGTGCCCGCGACTACCGTGAACAGGTTCAGCGTGGCGGCCTTGTTGACCTTGAGCTCCTTGTGCGCCGCTTCGGTGAGCTCGATCCAATGCTGGAAGTCTCCCTGCATGAAGTACGCGTAGAAGCGCGGGACCGCGCCCTTGCCCTGACCGCTCGTGAGCCGGCCCTGATACTCGTTGTTGTCGAAGTTCACGGTGATCAGGTCGCGGGCGACCTTCGGCTTGACCTGGTACGAGTACGGGCTGAGCGTACCGATGATGCCGAGGTTGCTGGTGACGGGGGTCTTGATCTTGCTCATAACTTTCTCCGGTTGCTCGGTTCGACACCGCGCCGAACCGATACATCTACTATAGCTCACGAACCTTACGCGAACCTTACGGCACCTAGGTGTAGCTCTCTAAATTTCGCCAGACCGAAGTTGCGCGCGCCCGCGCGATGCGCATACGCTGCGAACCTTACGCGAACCTTACGTCAGACTAAATCAGTCGGGTATTCGATTTTAGGGGAAGCTCTCTAGTTACTTTTGGTTACGTTTGGTTACGTTTGGAGCAGCAGGACACACACCATGTCACTCACCTAACTGTAGCGGCCCCTCCTGGGGGCTCCAATACTGTCGTAGGGGTTTACCCTTGGTTTTAGGTGCGTTTTCTGGTCTCGGCCCCCCCCTAGACCCCGGCCCCCCCCCCTGTCACAAAGTTTTTATACGCGAAGACCCAAAATACCTCCGTATATACAAAAAAGGGGGGGCCGGGGGGAGAAGGGGGGCCGACCCTAAAAAACCCCTTACGAATCAAAGACTTACACTCGGCCCCCCCTCCGGCCCCCCTCCGGCCCCCCCCTCCCTGTCAGCTGTACTTGGTTCCCCGCTGGCGGCGCACAGCGGTGAGTGTGTCGTCCCCCAGCCGCAAGATCGGGGCCACGGCTTCAAACGCCTCGATGAGGGCATCCCGCGCCCGCAGTTGTACGACCAGTTCCATCTCCTCCCCTTTGGCGTACCGGCCAGTATCCTTGTCGGTCCCGGTCACCCAGGCAGAGTAATCGAGCACTGTACGAAACTTGCCCGCGCCCTTGCTCTCTTTCTTGACGGGCAATGGCTTCCCGCGAGGGGCCAAGACCCAGGCCTCAGACCGTTCGCCAAAGGCGCGAGTGTCGGTGCGCAAGGCTTGTCCGCCCCGAGTCTTCACAAAGTCCCTGAACTTGGACCAGAACCGCGCGTGTACGGCGCTCACGTTGTTAGGGAGCACCCAGAACCCCTCTTCACACTGGTTCAGCATGCCATACATCTCCACCATCCCTAGCTCGCCCGCATCGCGAGTGGCCTCGATCATGTCCTCCATATCCTCAGTGACCGGAGGAGCAGCAGTGGAGTCCCAGTCCCGCAAGTCAACGCAGTTCATGAGGTGGTACATGAGATGTCTACGGGGCCAATTCTCGTCTTCGCTGTTGTCCAGACAGAACCGTCCCCAGACTTCCCTGCCGACCCACTCACGCCACCCGCTAACCACTTCCTCTTGCGTAAGTCGAGTCCGCGCCACAAACCAACGCCTACCAGTCTCGTCCACCTTGACGGGGTCCAACGCATTGGAGGTCACGATGACCCGAGCCAAGTTGTCGTTCTCGTAGTCAGGCACGTACTTGATAGAGATGTTGGTGCGGGGATTCGTGATGAAGTCCTTCAACCGAGCCATTTGCCCCCTGCTCAGGCCTTCCGACTCCTCAATTTGGACCACGAGCTTACTGTCGATGTTCGATCCCTTGTAGTCGCCAAAGAAGTCGTCAAAGGGGCCAGAGTGTCGATAGTTTGCCCCAACAAGGGCGCCAGCGATAGCCCCATAGAGGCTCTTGCCCGTCCCCTCGGTGGTGCCCCCCAGCACCACGGCATAATTGGGCTTCTCCCAAGGACGCTGTACCAAATGGGCCATGAAGTGCTCAAGGAAGGCGGCGTTGTCCTCGCTTCCAGCCACGCCCATCAGGTACTTACGCCAGATGGCTACGTCCCGATCCAAGGCATCGGGGTCCTTCATCCCTGGCGTGGTCAGCAAACCCTTCCACGTATTAAAGTGGTCCCGAGTCTGATCAAGTCCGAACTCAAACTCTGGGTTGAAGACTATCTTGCGGCACGTAGGGCGCTGAGCAGGGGGCAGGTCCAGGAACGCGCGCCCGGCAGGAACGAGGGTGATCTTGTCCCCCACTTGCTTCTTGACCTTCCGGTCTGAGACCACTACGTTGATGAAGTCCCCCGCGCCGTGCTTGTACGTGCCCGTAGCGCGATCCATGATGAATGGCTTAGACCCCAGATAGACGCACCAATCGCGGATCATCTCACTCAGCACACGATCTTCAGGGGTGAGCTCCTCCATCGTGGCCATGAGCTCGTCCAGAGTGCCGCCGGCATCCCTGAAGTCGTCAATACCCATCTTGACCCTAGGCTGCTGCTTCAGGAAAGTCTGGGTCTTGGCGATGAAGACCAGGTAAGGGCTAGCACCTGCGATACTGATCTTGTTCGCGAATGCCTTAGCAGCCTTGAGCTCATCGTTGGGGCGCAAGGGTTCTTCCGCAGTCGAGGTCTCATGGGCATCGAAGCAGATAACGACTTGCTTGTTATTCCAATTGACGTCGTCAACTGGTATAGGCATCTTCCGACTATCTTGGGCGAACATCCAAATGCCGCCTAGACCAACGGTGGCGATGCCCATCTTACAGGCCGCGATGGCCTTGTACTCCCCCTCGGTAAACATGATGGGTTCTTGGGGATCGGCAGCGACGCGGTGCCAGTCGATCCCTACCCCACGGGGCACGTATGCCAGGTGCGGACTTGAAGGTTTCGCTTGCGTGTACTTACCAGGCTTGAAGCCCGCCGTGAACTTCCAGTCACGCTTGAAGTTCAGACGATACCGACAGAAGTGCTTGCCCGTCTTGGGGTCGATCAGCGGATGACCGTCAATGTCGAAATACGGAATGCGCTGACCGCTATCTACCCAGGGAAGGTTGATGTTGGTCTCTGAGCCAATCTCCACACCCGATAGGTGGACTAGCTCAATGGCTGCTACGTCTAGTTGAGTGAGCCCTCGGGCCTCCATGACGGCGGTCAGAGGATTGACTAGATGGGGCTTGGGGAAGGATGAGCTCATTGGTCGTCCTTTTCAATTTCCTTGAGCATAGCAGACTTGAGGTCTATATCTTGGTAGCCGCCCAGCCTCTTCCATGGGGCAGTGAAGGCGTCAGGGTTCGGTACTTTCACCCAAAGCACCCCTTCATCGTCTAAGACAACTATGTATCCGTCATTATCCATAGCAACTTGTACAAACTTAGGCACAGCATCTCCTTGGTTCAGGATCTATCGAAGGGGGGACCGCTATCGTACCCCCGCCCCGACTCCCAGCGCTATCCCCCCGTTTGTATCCCATACGAAACCGCTTCCCTGCCCTATCTGAAGGCCCTATACGCGCGGGCGGGCGCGTCGCGCGTTTCTGCTAGCCTCACCCCTCCAGTCGATACCATACGAAACATCTTTACTTCAGTCTACTGTAGGCTATACTACGTTCACCGGGTCGGCGGTTCCCGACAGTTCAGGAGATACGACAATGAACTACGAGCAAGCAGAGAAAGAGTGGAAGTCTTTGGGGTGGGGGGTCCGCATTATTCAGCGCGGAAATCCCTCCATTTACTTCGTGTTCCCCAAGTCGAATCCCGCAGTTGGCTTCTTCCAGCAAGGGCGCGTAGCCTACAACGAGTGGGGCCAGCTCCACGTTGACGGAAACAACGACGCCGAAGTCACCCTTAACGTCATCAAGAAGTTCTTTGGAGGTTAATATGAGCACTACCCCTCTCAGCAAGGCGCTCCACGAGCGCGGTACGAACAACGTCAAGCGCCTCCGCGCCCAGCTCGCCTTCCAAGGCACCCCCCGAGTCAAGGCCCTGCTGGAGACCATCGACTGGCTGATCGAGCGTCACAGCATGGAGGTCTACACCGATGTGGGGACCTACTCCACCAGCATCTACCTGACGGTGAAGGGCCTCACCGGCCTGAAGGACCCGTCCCTGGCCGCGCTTCTCGACACCCTGGTGCACGCGGAGTCGGACCACACGGCCACCAGCGACTCCCCGGCCAGCTTCTCGCGCTCCTACCAGTTCTACTGGTACGGCGACGCGGAAGAGCACTCAGGCTTCCAGTCGGCCCTCTACGTCAACGTGACGGCGAGCTTCAAGGAGGACAGCGAAACGTGTAAGCGTGTCATCGTCGGCTACAAGGAGCCGAGCACCGAAGCGCAGCCCATCTACGAGCTGCGTTGTACCGACGACGCCCCCACCGAGCAGGAGTAAGTCATGATCCCCTACGGCCACGACGCCTCGTGCGTCTTCAACACCGGGGGGTTCGTCCCCTCCACCATGGCCGGGGTTCACCTGGCGTTTGTGGAGGGGGATCAAGCAACCCTAGCAGTCAACCGACTCATCGAACCGAGGAACCCATGAACAAGCAGCAACGTATCCAGATCAGCAAGCTCAGCGCCGCGCTGGTCGAAGCCACCGACAACGGCATGCCCCTCCCCGAGCTCAAGGAACTGGTCAAGAGCACCGTTTCTGAGTTGGAGACCCTGCGCGACGACGAGCAGGAAAAGTATGACAACATGCCGGAGTCCCTCCAGGCCTCGTCCAAGGGCGAAGCGCTGGAGGAGGGCATTCAGTACCTGGACGACGCCATCCACGACCTGGGGTCCATCGACGACAGCGAGGAAGGTGAGGAGGATGAGGTCGGCCAAGTCATCGGCGCGGCAGTGGATAGCCTGAGCAACCTGGAGTGACCATGAAGAACGAACGCACCCCTCGCACCCTCGCAGACAGCGAGTTCACCACCGGCTACAGGGAGCACCCCGCCCCCGACTACGCTGAGGTGGCGGACTACCTGATCCTGGTGCTCTTCGCCCTGGTACTGGCCGCTTTGCTCTGGGGGTATTTGTGATCACACTATCCCGCAACCAACGCTTCGTCCGCCAGCTGGTGGTGGACAATCCAGGCAGGACGGCAATTGAGCTTCAGGACCTCGCCTGCGAGGCGATGCCCCAAGGGGGCTGGCCCAAGGTCAACTCAGCCTTGTCCTACCTCAAGGCTTGGGGCTTCGTGAGGCTTGAGAAGGACGGGTCCGCGCCTGGGGTTTGGTACAACATCCCCGGCAACGGGTTCGATGCGAGGACCCCAGCTATCCCCCGGAACAGGAAGGCACCGAAGACTGCCCCCACGCCCGCCCCCACGCCCCAGCCTGTGTCTACCGCTGCCGTGTTGACCTTCACGGCTCAAGTCCAATTCTCTGACGGCACCAAGGTCGCCCTCACTGCCGAGCAGTTCAAAGAGCTCAAGGAGATCCTGTCCAACTAAAACCTAACATTTCGATTGTCACCCACTAGACGCGTGGAGCGAATCAGCGTATACTATCGTTGACGCTCCACCAAGCGTCTTCATCCCACCCCAACTTGAGGATTCATCATGACTGAAGTCACCACCGCCCCCGAAGCCACCGCCAAGAAGGCCCCCCCGAAGCGCGTGTTCCCCCAACTGTTCCTGACCGCCAAGGGCATGGAGCCGCTCAAGGTCGGCAAGTACCCGATGCCGGTCAAGGCCGCACGGTTCCCGCTGGGCGTCAACGGCCAGGAAGTGGAGGCCGCCACCACCGAGTTCAAGGACAAGAAGTACACCTACTTCATGTACCAGGGCGTCGGCTTCTGGGTCACCGGCCACCTGAACGCTGAGGTCGAGTACACCCTGGACTTCCCCGATGGCTATGAGTTCAAGCCGGTCAAGGTCGATCGCAAGGCTCAGGCCGACGCTGCCGCAGCGAAGGCGAAGGCGAAGAAAGCCGCCGCCGCGGACACAGCCTCTGCCAGCGAGGAATCGGCCGCTAGCGCGTCCGAAGCGGCCGGCGAGGGCGAGGGTAGCCCGGCGACCTCCGAAGCGCCTACGGCCCCGGAAAACGCGCCGGCACCGAAGGGCAAGAAGGCCAAGCGCTGACCAGTCGATAGTTCCCCTACAGTCAGGGGAACCCGGCTATACTAGGGGGGCCGACCCGCAAGGTTGGCCTCCCTTTCTACTTCAACGAAAGCATACCATGTCCATCAAAGAAATCCTGTCCGTGCGTAAGCAGCGCCTCAGCCTGCAGCGTGAAGCCGACCTTCTGGAGCAGAAGGAAAAGGCCCTCACGAACGAGTTGGTCAACTACATGGTCTCCGGTGCCCTCGACACCCTCGTCGATGGCGAGGACCAAGTGACCCTCGTCACCACCACCGAGCCGGTCGCCGTCAACTGGCCCGCCCTGCTCGACTACATTCGTCAGAACGACGCGCTGGACATCCTCCAGAAGCGGCTGACCCCCTCCGCCATCAAGGCTCGCTGGGCCGACAACCAGGTCGTGCCCGGCGTCGACAGCCTCGAAAAGCACACCATCAAGTTCAACGTCTGAGGACACCACCATGGCTACCAAACCCACCGAAGCCAAGCCCGCCCCCTCCACTGCCGTCGCCGTCAAGGCCCCGGCCTCCACCGCTGTGGCGATGCCCGTCAACTGGCGGGACCGCATGAAGCAGGTCGCCGTCAAGACGGCTGAGACCGAGAAGCCCAGCGGCGGCTTCATCAGCTTCAAGTCCGGTCGCCTCAGCATTGGCGATCAGGTCATGCCTGGCGACAAGATCGAGTGCGTCGTTGTGGACTACCTGCTCCACAACAAGTACTTCGACACCCCGTACAACGCCAACAAGCCGACGCCGCCGGCCTGCTATGCGTTCGGGCGGGAGGAGGTCAATATGGCCCCCAGCACCGGCAACTCCGACACGGTGGACGAGGACAGTGAGGAGTACAACCCTGGTGCGCGCGACCCGCAAGCGGAAGGCTGCGCGGTGTGTCCGATGAACGAGTGGGGCAGCGCTGGGGGCGGCTCCAAGGGCAAGGCTTGTACCAACAGCCGTCGTCTCTGGCTCCTGCCTGCTGATGTCGCCTCCAACCCGGACAAGGCGCGCGCCACGGACTTCCTCCAGTGCGACCTCCCGGCGACGAGCGTCAAGAACTTCAGCAAGTTCGCCAACGACTGCGCGGCCAGCGGCAACGCCCCGTTCCAGTTCGTGGTTGAGATGTCGGTCAAGCCTCACCCGACGAGTCTGTTCCAGGTGCATTTCAAGGCCCTGGAGCAGATCAAGGACGAGGCGGTGCTGGAGCAGCTGGCCACCCGCAACTGGAAGCACGAGCAGGAGCCGGCCCCCATGTACCCGACCGCTGAGCAGATGGCCGAACGCGCCGCCTCCAACAAGTTCTGACGTGTAACGCAGAAGGGGGGCTTGACCCCCCGCAGGATTAGCGGTGAGTGCCTGTGCTCGCAAAACCTCCGCAGTTGAAGTTGGGCCTACGTCTCCAACCCTTCGGTTCAATGATTCAGCCGGCCTCGCCCCCTCCGTCATGGGGGCCTTTTTCATGGAGAGGATATGGGCGACCCCAAATTTTGCAAGGATTGTAAGCATAGCGCGACTACTCCCAACTGCGAATGGAGTTTAATGTGTACACATCCCCGCGTGGTCGGGAAAAGCGCCTGGGCATTGGCGCGGGCTACGTATAACGGCACCGAGTGCACTGACGAACGTCGTCTGCGTTGGCCCTCCCCCTGCGGTATGCGCGGCGCGCTGTGGGAGACCAAATGAGCGAACCAGTAACCCTTGACTTTGAGACCGAGGCTATTGAGGACGGGACGGGCATCCCACCCAAGCCGGTCGGTCTTGCGATCTGGATACCAGGCGAAGAACCCAAGTACATGTCTTGGGGCCACCCTACAGGCAACAACTGCCAAGAGTACGAGGCTAAGCAGGAAGCCCATCGACTGTGGGATAAGGGGGTGCTGTTCCACCACGGCAAGTTCGACATCGGCGTGGCTCGCGAGCACTGGAGCTTCGGTGTCCCCAAGAAGTGGGACGACACCATGTACCAGATCTACCTCCACAACCCCCTCGCCAAGACTGTCTCCCTCAAGCCTTCGGCTGAGACTCTCCTAGGGATGCCCCCCGATGAGCAGGATGCGGTAGCAGATTACGTCCTCACCCATGGCTTCACCAAATCACGCGCGAAGGCTGGCGCCTTTATAAGTAAAGTGCCAGCTGAGATAGTGGGGCCATACGCTATCGGCGACGTTGTGCGCACCCGTAGGCTCCACGACCTCCTGTCCCCCGAGATCATAGAGCGCAAGTGGGAGAATGCCTATCAGCGGGAGCTCAAGCTGGCACCCATCCTGATGGACATGGAGCGCAAGGGCGTCCGCATCGACCGGCCCCGCCTGTACTTCGACATCCTTCACTATGAGGTGTTCTTCCAGCAGGCCACCGAGTTCATCTGGGCCAAGATCGGCAAGGTCTTCAATGTGGACTCCGGTCCTGAACTCGCCAAGGCACTCATCGACTCCCCCTTAGTTGACAAAAACAAGCTCGGTCGGACCCCTACGGGCCGAATCTCCACGGCGCGGGCAAGCCTAGAAGCCGCTGTGCAAGACGCGCAACTCCTCCGGGTACTCCGGTACAGGGGCGCGCTAAAGACGTTGCTAGGGACGTTCATGCGGCCCTGGTATGAGATGTCGGAATCGGACGGGCACCTACACCCCTCATGGAACCAGGTGCGGGGCGACGAGTACGGCACGAGAACTGGTCGCCTGTCCTGCTCCCACCCCAACCTCCAGAACGTGCCCACGGAGTTTGAAGACATCGACATTGACGGCTACCCGCCAATGATCTTCATGCGTCGGTACATCCTGCCCGACGAAGGCCAGGTCATCGTGGGGGCCGACTACAACGGCCAGGAAATGCGGCTCTTGGCCCATTTTGCCGAGGGCAGGGCGGCGCAGATCTATCGTGACGAGCCCACCGCTGACTTCCACCAGATTGCCAAGGACATCCTCTCCAACGAGGCCGGTCTGGACTTCCCCCGCAAGAAGGTCAAGATTGTGGGCTTCAGTCTCATCTACGGGGCAGGGGTGAACAACCTGGCGGCGCAACTCAAGATGGAAGACCAGATGGGGGAGGTCAGGCGCTTACGGGACACCTACCTGCGCTCCATCCCCGGCCTGCGAGAGTTCCTGGACGACGTCACCTCAAGACCTGGGGTGCGGACCTGGGGCGGGCGGTGGATCCCTGTCGACAAGCCCGAGGGCACCAACTGGGACTTCAGCTACAAGCTGGCGAACCACTTGATCCAGGGCTCTGCCGCCGACCAGACCAAGGAGTCCATCATCCGGTACCATGAGCTGGGCCTCAGCGGACGGTTCCTGATGACCGTACACGACGAGAATGACTTGTCGTCCCCCATAGATGACCTGAAGGAGAACGTGGAGGGTATCAAATACGCTATGGAGAAGATGGAAGGTTTCGATGTCCCCTTCGTCGCTGAAGTGGAGACAGGCTACAACTGGCATGAAATGGAGAAGTACGCATGAACAAGCCCACCCGTTGGAGCTATAGCTCCATCTCAACCTACGAATCCTGCCCGGCTAAGTGGAAGTTCGGGTACATTGACAACATCCCCTACAAGCCCTCCGCAGCGATGCAACGCGGGACGCGCCTCCACTCTGACTGCGAGAAGTTCCTCAAAGAACCCCTCCATGTCTTGCCGTGGGAGTTGGCCAAGATGGGGCCCAGGCTACAGGACTTGAAGAACCTGGGGGCGAAGTCAGAGGAAACCTGGTGCCTCGACCGCTACTGGCTACCCGACATGGTCAACCCTTGGGTCAAGGCCATCGTTGACGTGCACTGGTTTGAAGGGGACGGTACGGTGCTCCATGTCCGGGACTTCAAGTCAGGGCGCGAGTACCCAGACCACAGGGACCAGCTGGAGTTGTACGCCTTGATCGGACTCAGCACCTTTCCCCAAGTCAAGCGTGCCGAGTATGGCGCCATCTATCTCGACACCGGCCACACCTCCAATGAGGGGGCTGTCATCCGGGGGGATATGATGGACCAAAAGATCAAGGTCTGGCACGACCGCGCCGAGATCATGATGAAGGACGAGCAGTTGTTGCCCCGTCCTGGCGGAGCATGTAAGTGGTGCGACTACTCCCGCACCAAGGGGGGTCCTTGTGAAGCAGCTTGAGCGTGATATACAAGCGAATGTCACGAAAGAGTCAACCTCGCTCGGATTGATTCCGATTAGAATAAACGTGTCGGGCCGGAAGGGCTGGCCTGACTACGGGTACATGTACATGGGCCGGATAGCGTTCATCGAGTTCAAGCGACCCGGTGAACGCCCCGACCCGCTACAGGCTCACGTTCACAAGTTGTTGAACGCAGCCCAGATACCCGTATTTGTCGTGAACAACGAGGACTATGGAAACACCTTACTCAAGGAGTGGAAGCATGCTGTTGACGGTGAGCGAAAAGCACTGGACGAACTTCGCAGTAAATCTGGTCAAAACAGGAGAAATTGATCCCCCTTACGAGGTCATCTACAAGGGTGGTCTGTCCTACGGGGACGAGTGGGCAGAGCGGTTCGCCCTCCACTACTTCCTGTTCTATGACCTGGGCGGAGCAGCGCGGTGCGCCAACGACACGACCCCATTCTGGTCCTACGTCACCAACGGGTACCATCTGTTCAAACGCGGCAAGTCTCGTCGCCACTTCCGGGGGGAGAACGGGGCCAGAGCCATCCGACTCTTGTTAGAGTACCCCACCGCTGGCGATGTGTTCGCGGCTCTGTACCAGCCCACCTATGCTGGGATGTACCACCATATCCAGGACAACTTCGACGGGTGTCAAATTGGCGACTACTTCAGGTGGAAGCTCATGGACATTTTTGATCGGTGTCTGGGGCGTCACGTCAGTCTCAGCATGCCGGAAGCTCTCAAGTTCCTCCCTGAGACCCCGCGCAAGGGCGCCAAGCAGTTCTTCCCCAACGATAGCTTGACGACCGCTCTCATGTCTGTAGTGCGAACCATTTCCCACCTGCCCGCGCCCGGCAATCCGAACCGACCTTGTGACCTGCCGGAAGCCGAGACCATCCTGTGCGCCATGTACGGGGCGCGCAAGGGAACGTACCGCTTTGGCATGGACCTCGACCATCGACGGGAGGAACTCAAAGACTTCCCTGACCTTGTTGAGTTCCTCCCCACCCACCAAGACTGGAGCCCTTATGACTGCAGTAACCTGGAATCCTAGGCCATACCAGGAGACTTCCCTGGCCTGGCTCATCGAGAAGCCGCACTGCGGCCTTCTCCTGGACCCTGGCCTGGGCAAGACCAGCACAACCTTGGCCGCCATTGACGTCCTCCACGGCGGGGGTCACATTCATCACGTGCTGGTGGTCGCCCCTCTCAGGGTGGCCAAGACCGTGTGGCCCGTCGAGGCAGAGAAGTGGCTAGACTTCTCTCACATGTCAGTGTGCGACCTGACCGAGCAGGACCGCGACCAACGCATTGCCCGTCTGAAGGAGAAGCATCTTGTGTACGTCATCAACCCTGAGTCGCTACAGCGAGTACTTGAACTCGATCCGTGGGCGCTTGGTACCCCCTTTGACATGCTCGTCATCGATGAGAGTACGAAGTTCAAGGACAGTTCGACTCAGCGGTTCAAGGCTCTCAAGAAGCATCTACACAAGTTTGGGCGACGAGTCATTCTCACCGGAACCCCTGCTCCAAACGGACTTGCAGACCTTTTTGGACAAATGTACGTTTGCGACATGGGCGAAAGCCTGGGCAAATACATCACCCATTTCCGGCAGAGGTACATGTACAAGGGGTACGATGGCTTCTACTGGGTCATGGCGCCGGGGTCGGAGGACCAGATATACGACAAGATCAAGTCCAAGCTGCTCCGCATGATGGCCGTGGATCATCTTGAAATGCCGGAGCTTATCGACAACCGCATCGAGATCACCCTCCCCCCGGCTGTCCAGAAGCAGTACAAGGAACTGGAGCGGGACTTCTTGCTCAAGGTCAACGATGAGACGGTGGCCGTCTTCAATACCGCCGCCCTAGGGGTCAAGCTCCGGCAGGTGGCCAACGGGTTCATCTACGACGAGAACCATACGGCCATCCCGATCCATGACGAGAAGTTGAAGGCCCTGGAGGAACTCATCGATGAGATGCAGGGGCGTCCCCTCCTGCTCTGCTACGAGTTCATTGAGGACGCTGTACGTATCCTGAACCACTTCCCCGCCGCCATCAACATTAGCGATGCCAAGGACACGTTGGCAGTCATCCAACGGTTCAACGAGGGCAGGATTCCACTCCTGATCGGTCACCCTAAGTCGATGGGTCACGGTCTCAACCTCCAGGAGAAGTGTAAGGACATTTGCTGGTACGGGATCACCTGGGACCTTGAGCTATACCAGCAAGCTATCGCCCGCGTCTGGCGGCAGGGGCAACCCTCCCCCGTCGTGTCTTGTCACCACATCGTGGCCGCCAACACCAAGGACGTAGATGTGGTCAAGGTGCTGGAGAAGAAAGACGCTGACCAGAACAGGCTAAACCTCGCCCTGCGCACCCTTCCCGCGCTATAATATAGTTCCCCACCTATAGGAGAACCGATGAGTGACATCAATCTGATCTACCCAGGGCGCGACACCGCTACCCTGGTCAAAACGATGGACCCCCAGTGGCTCGTGGTCGGCCCCATCCGGGCTTGTATCCACCTGTCCAACGTGTGGCACCTGCTCGACCCCGCAGCCTTGGCCAAGACCAAGGACACGGTGGGCGGGAAGGGGGCGATCCACTATAGCCTGAACGGGGCCAACGTGTTCGGTCCCAACGTCCTGGACCACTCCTGGACCAAGTGGGCCGCCACATGCGTGGAGAACTACTCTTGGCTGCTGTTCTTCGCCCAAGACATGTGCGCCGAGTACATCATCCGGTTCCCTCACGTCAGCAAGCACGGCGTCAGTCGTATGCTGGAGGCCCTGGAGAACATGCCCGAGTCCCTGCCCGAAGGCGAGTGGACCGAACCCTGGTTTGCCAAAGATGTGGAGGTACAATGAAGATCATTAAGATTCACGGCTGCTCTGGCGCCGGCAAGACCACCGCGGTGCGGGAGTTCATGTCCACCGGTGCGGTCCCCGTCCACGGTTCCAATCTCAAGATTGAGGCGTACCATGCCCCGTTCGATACATATGTTCTGGGCTCTTATGAGAACACATGCGGCGGAATGGACACGGTCGGGTCGGCCCAAGAAGTTATGGCCCTACTCGACAGGTATGCGTCCCTGGGAAATGTCATATTTGAGGGGCTACTCCAAAGCACATACTACGGAGCGATGGGTACACATTCCCGCAAATGGGGCGATGATTACATCTATGCGTTCCTCGACACACCCATTGAGCTCTGTTTGGAGCGCGTCGTTGCCAGACGAGCCGCCTCAGGGCGCAACAACAAGTTCAACCCTCAGCTGACGAGGGACAAGCACGCCACCATTGAAACCCTGAGAAGGAAACTCGAAAACGGCACCCAAATGGGGTTCCGTCACAAGGTGGCGATCCTCAAGCACGATCAGCCGATGGCGGCACAAATCATGGAGCTTCTGAAGTGAGCGAGTTCGGCGTCATTAAGACCAAGAAGGTCAGGATGACAGCCATGACCTTCGCCCTCATGATGAAAGAGCTGGATGCCGGGGCCTCAACTGTAGCCCAACTACAGGAGGCTACCGGCTTGGCCAAGGCCACCTTGTACGATTACCTGCGCGAGCTCAGGAAAGCTGGGCTGGTGTACGTGGCCGGGTTCGACAGGGCAGCGAACAACTGCCCCATGATCCCTCTGTACGAGTGGGGACCGGGGAAGAAGGACAAGAAGGTCAAGGCCATTTCCGTTGCGGAGAAGGCGCGCAACTACAGGAGAAACAAACGTGATCGTGAAGCACTTGGACGACTTACTCTATTGGGTCAACGAACGGGATCGGATGCGGATCAGGAAGCAGGAGGGGACCCGCCCCTACAGTTCCGACCCGATCATGGCCGAGACCAGATGGTGCAACGTGAGGCGCGAGGATGATCGAGTCACTCAGTGGATCCACCAAAATTGGCTCAACCGAGGATGTCACCCGGATGACATGGCCTTCGCCATGTGCGTCGCTCGCATGGTTAACTGGCCAGATACACTTGCTGAACTGGGTTTTCCTTACCAATGGAGTCCCACCCACTTCATCGACACTCTTGCCGCCCGTAAGGCGCGTGGTGACAAGGTATGGACGTCAGCATACATGATCACCGGGGGCTACTCTGAGGGCGGCGAGAGCAAGGAAGTGATCATCGCTAGGGTGCTGTCGGGGGCACACGCCCGCCTTACCCACCCCAGTACTCGGATCAACCCGGACGACACACTTGAGGTCGCCTGGAAGAAGATCCAGACTCCTGGGATCGGCACGTTCCTGGCGGCCCAAGTTGTGGCGGACCTGAAGCATACCCACCCACTACAACACGCCAAGGACTGGAACTACTGGTGTGCGGTCGGCCCCGGCTCCACGAAGGGGTTGAACTTTCTCCACGACCGCCCTCAGGGGCACGTCATCAACCAAGCCAATTTCGTCAAGGAGGTCAACGAGGTCAGAGAAGTACTGCGCCACTCGGGGTGGGCATTGGACGCCCAAAACGTCCAGAACTGCCTCTGCGAGTTTCACAAGTTCATCAAGATCAAGTACCACGGAGGGCGGGCCAAGTCCCGCTATGTAGCATGAACCTTAGCACGCTATCTGTTTGCGGCTTCAACATTGAGCTGCCCATTGGTTTGCCCGAAGTGCTCGACACCAAGGTGCGGGACTCCTACCAGACCTTCCTGAAGGAAAGCACCAACGACGTTCGCCGGCATCTTACCTGTGCCGCTACCCTCCTGCCCCCCATGATGAAGGGTCGGGACGGTCAACGGGTGCTCCATTGCTTCGGCGGCTTGGGGGCCACGGCTCAGATCCTCGATCAATGCGCAAAGGGTCTCAAGCACGAGTTCTGGGAGCGCGATCCTGTGTGTGTCGAATTTTTGTGCAGCCGCTATGACAACGTCCTGCCCGTAGACGACACGTTCAAGTTGTTCCCCGTCACTGACCTCAGTTCAGTCGACATCCTGCTCATGGACATGTCGGTCGGTACGATCAAGACCAAGGGCGTCAAGGAAATGTGGGGCAAGATCGCGGAGTGGATGCTGGATCATCCCGATCGGTTCGTGTGGTTCACCGACACGGCATGCCACAAGATCCACCTCAACTGGGACCGCTACGGCAAGGACTTCGACACCCCACTACCCGAGCCGACCGCCGAAGCGTATTTGAACTGCTACAGCAGTTGGTTGGAGCGGATCCACGGCATGACGATCACCGCCGCTATGCGGGAGGCGGGTGAGATCTACGCCATCGTCCAACGCCATACGGGACACAGCCGGTTCAAGGAAATCCCCTACGTGTAGACCCTATACTAGACGCGCCGGGGCGGTCCCGGCGCTTGTAGGAGATATGATGGAAATGGGCTTGAAGGGTAACTTGCTGCCCGACAACGAGCAAGAGTTTGCCGACAACTTCATTGATATGAAGCACGTTCGGTGCGTTCAGTGTAACTCGGGGTTCGGCCCCCAGAACACCTTCACCCGACTCGGCTGGCGCGAGACGCAGATCAGCGGCTTCTGCGAGAAGTGCTTCGATGACATGTTCGTGGAGAACTGATGAGACCCCTCAACAAGATCGCGGCAGAAATCGTGACGTTGTGGAAGGACAAGCCGCCTTCCCCCAAAGTCGTGTGGTTCTCGCTGCCCTACGTGCGAGCCATGCTCGACCTGACCTCCTGCCGCGACATGTACGGCATGGAGTACGGGGACATGATCGTGGCCTACGCGCTCAACAACATGTCGCACTGGCGCGGCGACGACGCCAAGCGCATCAAGTCCGAACTCAAGCAACACCTGGAGGCGTTCAATGTTAACCATCATCGCGCATAACGTCAATGACGCGTACCACGAGGGCCTGTGGAAGATGAAGTCCATGGGGGAGAGGGCTGACAGCCGCAACGGTGGGGTCACCCGATTCCCCTACCCGGTGGCTACGACATACCTCAACCCGCAAGAGCGCATGCTGCTCGACGTCAAGCGGGACGCCAACCCGTTCTTCCACATCTTTGAGGCGATCTGGATGTTGGCGGGCCGCAATGACTCCGAGTTCTTGAAGCGGTTCTCCTCCAACATCGGCCAGTTCGCTGACGGTAACGGCACGTTCCATGGGGCCTACGGGTTCCGGTGGCGCGAGCACTTCGGGGAAGATCAGCTGGTGTGGATCATGGAACACCTGCGGAAGAACCCCAACACTCGCCGCGCGGTCCTGCAAATGTACGATCCGGTGGCGGACCAATGGAGCAAGGACGTAGACGCGCCGCTCGACATCCCCTGTAACACCGCGGCATACTTCGGCGTCCGCCAGGGCGCTCTCAACATGACGGTGACCAACCGCTCCAACGACATGATTTGGGGAGCCTACGGCGCCAATGCCGTACACTTCTCCATGCTCCTGGAGTTCGTGGCTAGGGGGCTGGGGCTCAAGGTCGGGTCGTACACTCAGTTCAGCAACGACCTCCACATCTATGAGCGTCACTACCCATTGATGGAGTTCCCCGAACCCGTCACAGAGTACGCCCACCACTGGCGCCACGTTCCGTTGACGGACCCCGAACACTGGGGCGGCGATCTCATTCAGTTTGAGGAGTGGTGCCGGTGGCCTCAAGGGGAGTACGAAAGCCCCTACATCAACCGGGTGCTGTCCCCCATGCTCCAGTCTTGGTACGCATACAAGGGGAAGAACAAGGAACTGGCACTGGGTCACATCCAGGCAGTTGACGACGACGCAGTGCGGTACGCCTGCGAGCAATGGCTCCATAGGAGGGCGTGGAAATGAGGCCAAGTTCAATTCGTCCGTTGTACCGCGCGGGGCGGATCAAACGCTACCACAGCACTGACTTAGAGGCGCAAACCGTCGCTCAGCACTCTTGGGGCGTCGCCATGATCGTGGCGATGATCTACCCCAGGGGTGAGGGGTACGCTGGGATGTCCTCCCGTTTGATCCTGGCGGCGCTGACCCACGACCTGGCTGAGATCGAAACCGGGGACATCCCCGCCACCGCTAAGTGGGAGAGCCGCGAACTCTGCGAGGCTCTCAACGTAATGGAGGGGAAGTTCAACCGCAGGCACGACCTGCCTCAGCCCGCATCGTACAAGGAGGATTCCATTCTCAAGTGGGCGGACACTTTTGAGTTGTGCCTCTACTCCCACCATCAAATCACCAAAGGCAACGAGTACGCTGTTGAGATCCTCAACAACGGACTGGAGCACCTTCGCAAACTCGGTTTCCCAACAACAGAAGCAAAGGAATTGTATGACCAGGTCTTCGGCAGACGATAGGCAAGTGGGGGGTAACCACTACAAGCGCGGCGGGGAGGAGCATTGGACCCGCGTGTATCGCTTGTTCGGCCCCGGCTACTTCATCGGGTGCATCACCAAGTACGTGGAGCGATACCAGTACAAGAACGGCTTGGAGGACCTTCTCAAGGCTCAGCACTTTCTCGACAAGCTCATCGAGTTGGAAGGTGCGAAGCCGAAGAAGGACGACAGCGAACCGGTGGGAAGGGGGTACGTTGACCAAGACCGCTAGGGGCGCGCGGGACCCTTCGGGCTACCCTACCCCTACCCCCCGCCCGCGCGTCGATCCTAGGGGGTATTCAGCGCTGGCACAAGCCCTTCGCCGGGGGGCCTTTCCCGGCTATACTCTAGACCTTTGAAAGGACACCATGAACATTGAACTCACCAAGGACGAGGTTGCTCTGATCCTCGACGGGCTGTCCCAGTTGCCCCTGGCGAAAGCCTACAACACGTTCCAGAAAGTGCTGTCGCACTATCAGGCCGCAGAACAAGCCGAACAGAGATTGTCGCAAGGAGAGCTGAACCTGGGCGGTACGGACTGATTGTCAAACGGGTCGCCGGTCCCTCACCGGCATTTTCTAGGAGTTACCATGCTGAAACATCTTTCCATCATCGTCGTTATGGTCGGCGTCGCCTTCATGGCCGAAGCTCAGGCCGCTGGTCTGGGCCTTGGTCTCGACAAGGACACCAACATCAACACCAACGCCAATACCCAGGGACAGACCCAAGGGCAGAACCAGGGCCAAGCCCAGGGTCAGCTGCAGGGCCAGAACCAGGGACAGGCGCAGATCGCTACTGGCGGCAACGCAGCGGCAGGGGCGGCGGCAGGGGCCATTTCCGGCTCTGCCAGCAAGTCGGTGTCGGGGTCCACTTCCGGGGCCGTCAGCGGGTCGGTGTCCAGCACCGGTGCCGTGGACGCCTCCAGCAAGAACGCGGTGGGTCAGACGACCACGGTCACCATCAATGAGGCGGCTCCCCCGGCCAATGTGCGGGTGACGTCGGCGCCTGACGTTTATGCTCCCCCGGCCGTCACCACGGCGGTCTGCGTGATCGGGGCGTCGGGTGGTGTGTCCGGTATGGGTTGGGGCTTCAGCCTGGGTAGCGGCGTCAAGGACGAGGGTTGCGAAGCCCGCGCCCTGGCATCCCTGCTGCACTCGCACGGCGCAGCCGACGCGGCCAAGGAACTGCTCTGCGCCGCTGACAAGCGGGTCGCGGATGCGTTCGCCAAGGTCGGCAAGCCCTGCCGCCCGGAGCCGGCACCGGCCCAGTAAGTCCCACACACCTTCGGCGCTCTAGCGCCGATCCTAGCGGGTAGCCCTCCACGAGCTACCCGCTTTTTGTTGCCTAGCGTTGGCAAGGTGTGTGGAACTACCCGCGCTCCCTCAACTTCTTGGCGAGGGCCTTGGCCTGATCCGCCTTTTCCTGGGGAGTCCAAGCCTTGCCGAACTTGGCCCCAGCTGACGGGGGCGCAGACGCCGGCAATTCGACTTCCTGCGCCGCCTCCCGGCGCTGCAGGGTCTTCTTGGGGTTGATGATTTCGTTCAGTTCCACGGTTCCCTCCCAATCACTTCGGATTCAGCGACGGGTAGGTCTGCACACCCTTCTCGTTGAGCGTGGTGCAGACGCCCAGGAAGTCCCAGGCGGGCTGCTGGGACGGCTTGGTCGGCAACGTCGGCTTGCCGGCGACAGGCGTCGGCTTGGGTTGGATGGCGGTGCCAGGGGGCGGCACGACAGTGGCGCACGCCAGGGCGGCGTACACCAGGGGGACAGCGACGGCTGCAACGATCATTTGCGATTCTCCTTGGTAGGTGCTAGGACATCTTCGATGGTGGCGCTGTCCTTTGCCACTTCACGCTGGACATCGGCGTCGGCGCGCGTGTTCACCGTGGCGACGCTATTGTGTCCGAAGGCTACTGCGCAGCCTCCGACCAGCAGCACCACGAGGATCAACGCGACGAGGCCCCACACGGTCAGGCAGCGTAGAGCCGACCGTTGTTGTCGACCATCACCTGACGGTTGCCGCCGCCCGCCATATTTGCGACGATAACGCCCCCGTCGCTCTTGACAGCCAGCCGCGAAACGTCGTTGGTCTGGAATAGCAGATCACCGCCGGAGCGGCGGTTGCCCAGGATCACGCTCTGGCCGCTGAACGTCAGTACGAACTGCTGGGCCTCACCAGCGTTCAGGTTGAACGTGTTGATGATCGGGGAGTTGACTGCGCCGCTTTCGTTGTTGCTGTAGATCTGCAGGGCCTGATTCAGGTCAGCGCCAAACAGCGTCACGATGCCGTTGGCTGCGATTCGCATGCGTTCAAAGCCGACGCGCTGGTCAGCGTCCATCGGGCCAGAGCCGGTGCTGAAGGCCAGCGCGCCGCCGCTGTTCGGCACCATGCTGATGCCCGCACCGTAAGAGCCGACGCTGTTGTTCGCCACTAAGGCGATCTGCACGCCCGACTGGTTGGCGTCGCTGTTCGTGTAGACCTGGCCTGTGAAGACGGTGCGGTAGCTGTTGGCACCGCCGGTGGCTGGCGTGTTCTTCGCAAAAAAGCTCACGTCATCCATGTTCGCCAGCACGTTGCTCCCGCCAGCGCCAGGATGGATCGACGTGATCACCGCCGCGCGTGCCGTGTCTTCGCCGCCGAAAGTCGCACGGCCGAGGTTCGTCACGCGGCCGACCTCGCCGCCACCAGGGCCACGCCACAACTGCACTGGGCCCGTGCCGTCCTGGCGGGTGATCGCCGCAGCGTTGACGCTGTTGTCGTAGATCAAGAGCTTGACCGTTTCCGCTGAACTGGTGCCGATCTGGACTGAGCCGCTGGGCTGAATCCGCATGCGCTCGACGCCGCTACTGCTCCACGTCAACCCCGTCGAGGATGCCGGGATTTGCATGACCCAGCTTTCGTTCCCGTCTTGGAACAACTGCAGCCCAGCGGCCGTGCCGCTCGGCGTGTTGACCGCGAGCTTTTGACTGGGCGACGCAGCCCCCTCGCCGACCTTGAGGCTCGCAGCCGTGATGGTCTTGCCCGTAGCCATGCCCAGGCCGGTGGTACCCCACTGGGCGATCTTCGCGCCCCCCACAGACACCGACAAGGTGCTAGCCGCTTCGCGGTAGAAGCCCAAATTGGGTTGGGAACCAAACGAGATAGATGGTTCCGCCACCGTTCCATCGGTGAACCGAACAGGGGCGGTGGGTCCCAGCAACCCGTCGCGGGTGAGAACGTTGTTGAGCTGAACAGCGATGTCGGACATCGTGGGATTGGCCCACGACGTTTCGATGATCGTACCGTCAACGACAGGGTTCCCTGCGGGCAGGGTATAGACGCCAGAAGAGTCGCGGGGCATGTCAGTACTCCGAGTCAGTTGAGACAGCCGCAGAGCGTCCACCGCCCAGCAGCAATTGTTTGAGGGTTTTCTCGACAGGGCCCAATGGAGCCCCTGCCGCCTCCCGCTTCTGCATCAGATCCAGGAACTTCTGGGGCTCCAGCAGGGCCTCGTCAATCATCTTGACGGACCTCTCGTTGAGGTCCCCGAAGTACGAGCCCAGGGCACCCCTCAACCGCCACAGGGGACCGGCGTTGAGCGCGGCGGATGCCGCCCCTTCGCCGCCACCCAGATTGACGCCAGCCCCACCGGAGGACATAGCAGGGGTGTAGATTTCGTGGGCCTTGAGTTGGTCCGCTACGATGTTCAGAGTATCCATGTTGTCTTGCCCGAGTTCGCCCAGGCGACCCTTCTTGGCTTCGGCAATCATGCTCCGACGCAGCGGACCAGACGACATGTGGGGTACAACGTCCTGGCCGGTGCTGCCATAGAACTGGTTGGTGGAAGCGATCTGGTCTTTGACCAACCTCTCCCGCATAGCTTTGGCGGCCTCAGCCCCGCCGAGCTGCTCCATGGTGGCGCCGTAACCGGCTTGCATGTTCGTGAACTGCCCCTTGCTACGTTCGTCAGCCGCTTGCTTGAGGACCTCCCGAGCGCGTTGGATGGTGCTGGAGTCCCCAGCTTCCTGACCCAGACGCCAGTACAGTTGGGGGAGCACTTCCAAGGTCGCTTCCGGGTTGTCCACGGCAGCGATGACGTTATCCAGTTCCTTGGCCAGTTGCGGGTTGGCGATGACCTCATTGGAGTTGCGGAGGGCGAGCATTTCCTGGGAAATTGCGGCCCTACGATCCTGGCTGAGCGGGAGCTTGTTCAGCAGTTCCTTGCCCTCGACCATGATGTCGGTGCCGCCCTTGACGAGATTGTCGATCTCATCAGCTGCGCTAGTGGCGCCCTGAACGGCTTCCCACGCTGCCCTGGACACCGACTCGTCGTGTGGCGAGAAGTCCACGTTGCCCCGACTGCGAGCGCCGCGCTCCAAGGCACCCAAGCGGGCGTCCTGAGCCGTGGCTGCGGTTGTGCGGGGGAACATAGACGGAGTGGGATTGGAGACTTGTTGGGCGATCTGACCCAGCTTGTCCTTGCCCAAGGTGCGTTCCAAAGCGCGGACAGCCCGACCTTGGGTCGCCCCGACAGTGGGCAGCGCTTCTCGTGCCAGGTACTTGCCCGTCCCCTTCACGGCACTGACCGCTAGGGGGAGGGCTCCCGCCACCGTACCGCCCGTCACGCCGCCCAAGGCGAGGTTGTCCAGGCGATCCATCGCGCCGCGATCTTCAGCGTCGCCGACAACACCAGCGCTCAACGCTCCCTCAGTGGCGGCCCTCCCTACCAGTCCCAGGTTTGCGACCCGCCCACCAACGGAACCCAGGCGCGACGCGGCAGGGAGGGCCTTAGTCAATACCTTGGCGCCCGACCCAACAACCCCACCCAAGGGGGCCGTGGCGATCATTTCGCCAGCAATTTCCCCGGCAGTTCCCCACCCGCCCAGGTTTTCCTTGCTCTTCTTCCAGTCCATGCGCTCCTGGCGCTCTTCTTCAGAGCCCAGGCCGACCAGGTTCTTGGCGCCCAGATAGGCGTTGCGCATGCCCCCGCCAATACCCACCAGGGCCTTCTCAGCGAAGTTCATACCCGCTGCCGGGTCGTAGGTTTCGGGGGACGGAGAACCAGTCCCTGCAAGGCCGGAATCGGCCCCCCGCGCGTTCGCCGGGGCCGGGGGTAGGCTACCCCCTCCCGCGCCCGTCGCCGCGCCCGTAGACCCCCCTAGCTGAGACTGGAGAATCTTGAAGGCGTCGGCTTCCGTGGCCCCCTCAGGACCGTTGACCCGATAGGTCTGGCCATCAGGAGACTTGAACGTAAAGGTGGGCATTTATTTCCCCTTCTCAACCGTCCAACCTTGCGGGATGCCGGACGGAGGGCTTTGTGCGGGAGCAGACCTACGGGACACCGGGGGCTTGTAGCCCTGGTCCCCAGCGTAGTTCTGGATCTCCTGCTGCATCATTTCGTACTCCCGCTTGAAGTTCTTCAGCTTGTCCCGGGCAGACTCGGGGGTGTCCGCAGCGGTGGGGATGAACGGCTTCAAGCGGGGGAACTCAGACACTGTGACCGCAGCGCCCGACCTGTCGTGGAGCTTCAACGAGCCGATGTCCGCGATGGCGGCACGAAGCGGGACACCCTTGGGGTCCATGCGCTGGCCGACATCTTCCGCGAACGGCAAGGCGTAAGCTGCGGACATACTCTTGCGAGCATCACGACGAATCTCACCCTTCTCGTCTTGGAGCAGACCCAGGGCCGAGTCGATCTTGCCCAAAGCAGTCTCGTTCTCCACCCACGCCTTCGACTGGGCGGCAGGGAGAGGCTTGAGATCCTTGGCCTTGTCGTCAGCCGCGCCCTTGCGAGCGGCAGCGGCGATATTGGCGGCGTCACGGCGAGCGTCAGCAGCCAGCTGCGCAATCTGGAGCCGAGTTGCGTTGGCTTCCCTGGCGGCGGCAGCGCGTTCCTCGCGCGACAGACGTTGATCCTCAGCGCGCTGCCGGGCCGCTTCCGCACGGGCCTCAAGCTCAGCCTTCCACTGCTCGGCGCGGGCAGCACGAGCGGCGACGGCTTCCTGGCTGCGGAACTCCCGTTGCTCCTGTCGCACAGGCTCGTTGATCAGGGTGTCCGCACCGTACTGGGCCGCCAGGGCGCGAGTCAAGGGGTTGGTCTGCCCCCGCTGGGCCCACTCCATCTTCTCCTGCATGGTCGGGGGCGTCACGCCGGTCAAGGGACCCTCCACGCCCTCCGGTTGCGGGCCCTGCAGCATCACTTCCTGACCCTGCGGACGGGCGCCCATCCACTGGGCGGCGTCGGCGGCCATCTGCTGATCCAGGTTCGTCTGGTCGCGGTTGGCGTCGTATTCCTTGACCGAACCACGGAGCGCGTTGACGAACGGAAGGGCCTGTTGGCTCCAGTGCGGAGCGACATATATGCCCGAGACCATCTGCCCCTTGGGCATGTCTCCGGCACCCTGACGCAGCGCAGCAGCTTCAGCGAGAGCGCGCTTGATCTGTTCCTGACGGGCGTCCCAAGGAACGCCACCGACTAGTGGGTTAGCAACGGGCATCTTAACCCCCAAACATGCTGCCGATTTTGCCGCCCACGGCACTGCCGATGGGACCGAAGAACGAGCCACCCAGTGACCCAGCCAACCCAAGCAAGCCCCCCGTCCGGTTGGAGCGGTTCGCCATCTGGGCGTTGTAATTGTTCATCGCTGCCTGGTAGTTGTCCTGAGCCGCCCCGTAGATGTTAGCAGGATTGAACCCGGTGCCTTGGGTGTAGCCCTCAAAGCTCGGGTTCTGGACCTGGGCTCCGCTCATGAACGCATTGAACTCGTTCAGGGGCATCTGCCGTTGCATCAGCATTTCTTGGAGGGCGCGTTGGCGGTCCTGGACGGAAGCATCGCGGAGCAGACCCTGCTCGCCCAGCTGAGCTTGACGGAGCATGTTGGCGTAGCTAGAGGCCAGGTCGCCCCGACCCAAAGCCAGACCCTGCTCGTCCAGCTGAGATTGACGAAGTTGGTTAGCCCAGTCAGACTGTAGATCGCCCCGACCCAAGGACAGTCCTTGCTCCCTCAGCCCTTGTTCGCGCAAAGCGTCCTGGCGGTTGATCCCGAGGCCCTGCTCCAACAGCCCTTGCTGACGGGACGTCATGCCCCGGTTAAAGATGTCCCCGTAGGCCCCCATGGCCCCTAGCAAGGCTTGCTGGTTGGCGTCAACATCCCTTTGGTTGAGGGATTGCATCGCCGCTTGCCACGCCGGGGTGCCCTCCGTAATGCCCTGAGCCTTGAGTCGGTTGACCTCTCGGTCACGACCTTGGGTGAGGGCCGGATTCAACCGACCCATCATGGCGTCTTGGACCTCCTGGACCGCCCCAAAACCGGCCTCAGGCATAGCCCCCAAGGCGCCAAAGTCGTACTGACCACCCATCTGGGGCAGCTTGCTGAAGTCGTACTGGCCAGGGGCCGCGCCCGGAGCCTGTAGCTTGCTGAAGTCGTACTGGCCGGGGGCAGTACCCCACTGAGACAGCTGACTCAGGTCGAAGCCCTCGACACCAGGCAACCCCTCCAAGGAGAAGGGGTCCTTGACTGCGTCCTGCGCCGACCCGAGCAACCCCAAGCCGGTGTTGGCCAGCCCTAGTTGGGCGGCCTGTTGGGCGTCGAAAATGTCCTGACCGGCCTGACTCAGCTGCTCGATCTGGGTCCAGTGCCCCGTAACAGGGTCTTGACTCCAGGTCAGAGAACCGTAGGGGTTGTACTGGTCCGCCCGGTTGGCCTGCGTCTGTTCAGCAGCCGCCTGCTTGTTCAGGTCAGCTTGCTGTTGCGCAAGTGCGCCGTAGTCCGGGGCCGGGGGAGGGGCTGGAGTGGACTTCTTTCCCATGAGTACCTCTGTTCAACCACTTACAATCCGCCTTACGCATGCTCAAGATGTGTAGCGCCCCATCGGGGTGAGCCCCCTCAAGGATGCACTCGGTCTTGAACCCGAGGCGACGGTTAATGTCCAACGCAGTTACGTGGCCCGAAGGCACCTTGCCGATCACTACGTTACACTTGGCCTGGTTGAACGGGTAGTCAAATGCGGCCCAAATGAAATCTCTGCTCATCCATCCGGGGGAACCAGCCATGTGCATTTCGCAAGCCGACCCGTTCCACCCGTCATACCCAACGACCCCGAGTATACCCCCCGTCCGGGGGTCTAGTCTACCCAGGGCAGTAAAGTGGTCCGTAACCACTAGATCCAACTTCTTGCACAACCACCACTTCAGTAGCGATTGGTTGCGCGTTTCGATCAGAAGCGTCACGCCCCACCAGTCGGCTCGTAGTTGGCCCAAGCCGCCAGCATTTGTTGTCGCTGAGCAGCTTGTTGTTGGGCGACTTGTTGTTGTTGTTGTTGACGCAAGGCCTGAACCTGCGCCGCAGCCTGAGCTTGCTGCTGCTTCTGCATCGCCTGCTGACGCATCGCGTCCCTATTGAACATATGCTGCTGGAGGGCCTGCTGCATATGCGCAGGAACGCGCTGCGCCATAACAGGAGCCCCTTGTGGGGCGGGCATCCCTTGCGGAGCCCGGTTGGCCATGGCGCGGCTGAAGGCGTCCGAAACGCGGGAACGCATGCCCCCGAACGAAGGCATACCAGGCTTGGAGCTTTTCACAACGGACCTCCTGAACGGTAAGTGTAGTCAGTGCTGACCCAAACAGACTCAGCTTCAGATGAGATGTTCAACGCAAGGGACACGGCGGTGCCGATACCGCTGCCGGAGTTCCACTCGCGCTGCGTCAACAGACCACCGGACCACGAATCCTGACCCCAAATGGCTTGGTTCCAAAAGGCGAAGGGGGAAGCCGCCCCAGATCCGGTGGGAAGGGGGGCGGCTTGCTGCTCGTAGTCATACTTGATGATCGAGGCATAGCCTACCACCCGAGAGCCCAGAAACGTGGGACGGTACAAACCCACCTGCTTCTGAGCCGCAGGGGCGTTGAAATGGGTGTAGGCCTGTTGGGCGAAGGACAGGATGTTGGTCCCGCCCGTACCGTCCAACTTCACATCGTCCTTGTAGCCGATGTAGGACCGCATGACGCGACCATCGGCAGTGCCGAAGAACGGCAACTCATCGACCCGAGCCCAGCACCGGGCGTTCATCCCCGAGAAGGTGCACCAAGACTGGGTAATGTCGTTGGAGACCAGCTGTCCGTTGCCGCCTTGGTAGACCGAGGGGACGTTGATGTAGACCAGGTTGATGGACGGGATGAAGAGAATCTCCCACCCCTCCAGGTCGCCCAGGTCGCTCATCAAGTCACTGATCAAGAACTGGACCTTGCGACTGTAGGTATCGTTGGCCTGAACGTTGACCTGAGTAGACGTCAGAACCGTGGCCATGGAGACCACGCCGTTCTGGGTCAAGACGAACAGGTCCCCGCCCTTGTTGGTCAGAAATCGTCTGCCGCGCGGGGGTTCGCCCAAGAAATAGACGCCCACCAACCTCCAAGCAGAAGCGTCCGTGGGGTCCACCCCCACGTACACCACCGCTTCGCCGCGCGAAGATATGGCCACCAAGTGGTCGTCAGAGCCAGCCCCCGTATCTGCCGACCAGGTACCCAAAGCAGCCAAATAACCGCCACGCTTGAACAGGGCGCCAAAGTCAAAGAAGTTGGCCTCCCCGTAGACGGCGTCAGGGGCCAGGAACCAACCCAAGGTCGAGTTGACCTCTACCGCCCAGACGCGGCGCTGGTGGATGGTGCCCTGAATAAGGTTGGCAGGGTCAACGTTCTTCCACGTACCGGCGGCAATACCATCGCCCGCCGTCAGACGTTGAAGCCCCGCTGCACTGTACCAAATGGGGTCGTCACTCCCGTTAAAGATCAAGGTATGGGGACCAGCAGAGTTGGCGAAGAACACCGACTGCCAGAAATCATTGGTCAACCCGGTCAGAAGCTCGTTGGCAGGAACGACCGCCCCTGGGGCAGTGATATCCCACATTGAGCCGGTGGCGAAGGCGAACAACTTGCTGGGAGGAGTCCCACTGACGCTGACCCAGCCGCTGATGGACTCGACCGCCCCAGTCATGCCGGTGGCGTACTCCTGGTACCCACGACGTACTGTGCACCCATAGGGTTGGGGCACGAGATTGTCCAGGCGAATGGCGTCCGTCGCCGGCATAGCGGCGAGGTTGTCGTAAGCGTTAAGGCCACCAATCGGTGACGGGACCGTGGTGATCTTGGACGAGTCTTGTTCGACAGGGAAGGACTTCACGGAGTCATGCCCGGGTTGACGTCCCAAGAACCATCAGGGATGGACCAGGGGCCGATGAACAGAGGCGGGAAGCGGGGGGCCAACGACAGCTTTGGCGCACCGCGATCCTTGCCCGTCAACGATTGGAAGATGCGCATGAAGTCCCCGCGCACTCCAGAAGTGTCGAAGCCCTTGAGCTCGTAGAACTTGAGCTTGACGAACTTGATCACCATCCAAGGGTGGTACTCCACGAGGTCGCTGTCGTTGGTGACCATCGACGCTTGTGTAAGGTCAGCGGCAGTGACCCAGGTGCTGCGGATGTACTCCATGTCCAAGGTGAACGGAGTGAACGGGTTGCCCACCGTTGACGCTGCCGGAATAGGCCACACCACGAACTTGTTGTTGTACACCCGATAGCGCATCCGGGGAGCAGCCTGCAACAGACCGCCCTTCAACCAGGCCCATTCCTGCGGAGACTTGGGACCGAGCAGCGGCCAGTGGTTGGTCTGGTCCCATTGCGTCTGGTCAACGAAGTAAGCCCAGTCATCGGGGACAGGGTACTCTTGTTGGCCGTCAACGGTCTGGAAGTTCCAGAACTCAACGAACTGCTCCCACGGGTAGTAGGTAAGCAGTTCGTTGCCGCTGCTATTGAGAAGCGCCACCAGTTGGTCGATCTGGGGGTTGTCTTGCCCAAACAACGTCTGGGGCTGGGGCAAGCCCAGCTCCCCCGCCACCTGCTTGACGATTTCAATAGCGGTCCAGTTCTGCATAGCTTACGCCTTGGCAGTTGCTTTCGCCGGCATCTTGTTCAGGAGGTCCATGGCTTCCTTGAGTTGGCGGGCCAGGACTTCGTTCTGACTCTTCAGCGCGTCGATCTGCTCCTGCATATGGGTGATCGGGGCCGCGTTGTTGGCGGCGTCGAGGTACTTCTGCGCCTTCTGCTTCAAGGACTGGATGCCCATGAACTTCTGACCCGCTTGGTCCGACATCCCGGCCAGTTGCTCCAGGGTGAAGCAATTGAACGCCTTGAGCTCCGCGATCTGGCTGACCGTCAAGAACGGAACCTGGTCCAGCGGAGTGCCGTCAACGATCTGCTCCATCTGCTTCTGGAAGCGGTCCCACTGACGGGGGAAGCGGCGGATGTAGTTCTCGTTGACCTTCTGGACAGTGGGGTCCTTGGAGCCGGGGATCAGGATCTTGATCATGGGGACATCCTTGAAGATCGGACGCCCTGCCTCGGCAGAAGCGACCTCATTCTTCACGGCTTCCATGTAGAACATGACGAGCAACTTCTTGTCGCCCTCGTCAGTTTCAAAATCCATGTCAGAGTCGTAGGTGGGGGTGGGCATGGTGGTGCTCCAGTGGTGGGGAAGTTAGACGAAACTGTTGACCGGCACGTTCTCGACCAGCAGCAGTGCGTTGCTGATCGTGTAGTTGCCGGCGTTGGTGGTGGTCGCGCGGATCTCAAAGACCGCATCGACGCCGCCAGTGTAGACCAGCGCGCCGAAGGTCAGCGCGCCGAAGTTGCCCGCACCGCCGCACGTGACCGAGTCGCGGAATGGCGTGGCGACGCCGTTCTTGTAGAGGGTGAAGGTCACGTCAGCGTTGTTGGCCCCGACCACGTCAGCCGTGAACGTCACGCGGGCTGACGCGCCTGTGTTGCCGACCGCCGCGATCTGCTGGGTCACCTGACCCGCTGCCGCGTTGGCCGTCATCTCGCCACTGGCCGCGACCACGGACGCAAAGGGTGCGATCACGACAGGTGTGGTCGTGTTCAGCGCCACCACCACGCCTGGGGTGGCGGGGATGTTGATGCCGCCGTAGGCCGGGGCCATCGTGGTGAGGAAGTTCTTGATCATGTCCCGCACATCGGCGGGGTCGATCAGCTGAGTCGTGTTGTCAGGCAACGTAGCGTCTGCCTGGGCGAGCAATTCGACAATGCTGTAACGGGTAGCCATGGTCAACTCTCGTCAGGGTCAAAGCCGCCATCCGCCAGCACGGCGATCAGCAACAGAAGAAGATGCCGGAGGTCGGCCGGCGTGATCAAGCCCTGCGTGTTGTCCGGCAGGTGTTGCTCCACCAAGCTGCGAAACTCAGTAGGCGTCATGCGAACCCCTCATCGAAGCCGGAACTGAACCCGGACAACGTGGCCGGGGGCTCGCTAGCTGCGAACGCCAGCTTGCCCCCGCTGGTGAACGGTAGACCCGCGTTCCAGTACGCCACGGCCCCAACAGTGTCGATGGCGACAGCACCTAGTTCGTTGATTGGAATACCGCCCTGAGAATGGTACGCTACGGTGCCAACGTTCTGCACCGACAACGCGCCATTGTTCATGAACGGCAAGCCGTTGTGCCATCGTTGGGGGGTATTGAGGCTAACGGACACCAACCCCTGCTCCGACTCCACTCCAGCGTTGAATTCGCTGCCCGCAACAGTAGTGTTGCGCACTTTCCCCAGAGCGTCGAAGCGGAGCACGCCAGCGTTCAGCATGGCGCGCCCCTATCAGGCCACCGCTGCGCTGGCCGCGTTGGACGAGCCGAACTGCGACTGTCCAACCTTCAGCGACACCCCCGAGCGGTTGGCAAACCCAGTTTCGATGTCCGCGCCGTTGGCCACCGTACCCGACGCCGTCACGAGCTTGGACAGGAAGCCGGTGAAGGCCGGGCCAGTGCCCGCGTCACGACTGCCGCCGTTGCCACCGTTGCCGATGCCGAAGCCGGCAGTGTACGGGTTCGGTGTCGCCGCGCCGCCAGAGTTGGGATCGCTGCGACCGCCGCCGAGGTACATCAACGTCGAGTCAGCAGACGCCGTGCCGTCGGGCTTCGTGACGCCAGGGGTGTAATTGTCGGTGAAGTTCTGCGGGATCGTGTCGATACCGGGCACCTTGGTCGCGCAACCAAAGCCGATGCCGGTAGACAGGGCACCAGTGGAGGCGTGAACCGAGGGAACCACGTTGTCGAACGGCGAACCCTTGGGGCCGGACAGCAAGTCAAAGTTGACCGTCGCGCCTGCGGAGGGATTCAAGAGGTTGTTGGCGGGGGTGTCGCCAGGGAGTCCTGCGGGCATATCGTTCTCCTGAGTTGAGAGGTTAGGTGGGGGCCAGGCGGACTCGCACCGCTCAGAGCTATCAAGCTGCCCTAGGCGCCCCCAATTCCTTACTCGACCATGATGCCTTGGAACTGGAGACCCGACGAGGTCAGGTTGCCAGCCCACGCCAGGATCTGCACCGCAGCGTCCTGGTTGACCGAGTAGCGTTGACCCGGCGACAGGGGCACCATGTTGCGGTCACGGTGCGGGCGGAAGTGCATGTACTTCGTGTTGAGGAAGTACGCAGTGGACGCCGGCATGAAGCCGCCGATACCGCCGTCCAGCACCACGTCAGCGTCCATGTACTTGACGCTCACGAAGCCCAGCTTGGCGCTGTCGCTGTCGGTGAACCGCTGGATCGCCTGCAGGGACGCCATGTAGAAGCCCCAGTAGACGTTGTCCACGATGATCAGGTCCGGGCGGTCGTTGCCGCGCACGCACTTGGCCCACAGACGGTTGAAGTACGTCTGGATGTTGCTGGCCGTGGTCGCGCCGCCGCCATCCGTGGTCGCATCGAACGTCTGGTTGCGCCAGAAGTTCCACGTACCACGGTCGATGCCGCCAGGCGAGCCGCTGGTCGGGACCGCGATCACCTGCGCGCCGAGGCCGGTGATCTGCTTGCCGCCAGCCGCCGTGCCGTCGCTGTAGACGCCCTGGGCGATCAGGTTGGCCATCGAGGACTCGCCCACCGACACGCGGGCTTCCATCAGGTCAATGATCTGCTCGCGACCCGAGTTCTGGAGCTGGTCCAGACCGCTGATCGTGACCGGGCAGGCCGCTTGCTTGATGTCGTACTGGGCCGCGCTGATGACGTCCTGCGCCGCGACGGGCAGCAGGTCGTAGCCAGCGTACCAACCGGCGTTGCCGTTGGCTTGGAAGCTCAGCTCCTGGAGGATGACGTTACCACCACCGAACGGCTTCACGTTCCCGCGCTGGTTCAGGCGAGAGAGCAGTGCGTTGTTCTTGGTGACGTTGTCGGCGATCTTGCCGGTACGCGACTGGATCGTGGTCGCGATGATGTCGCTAATTGCGGAATTGGCGAATGCCATGATTTACTCCTGAGTTGGAACGGGCTTGGCCGGCTTCGGCACCACTCCGTTCGGATGTACGCGGGGTTGGCCTGGGTCTTTGCGCTTCTGACGAATCGGCTGTGCCGGCTTCAGGAGGGTCCGGGGGAACGCCATACCCAGTTTGGCTCTGGTAATGATGCTCATCGTCCTGCCACCTGAGACCATGCGGCCTCGATTGTGTCGCGCAAGCTACCGTTAGGATTCACACCAGCGGGGGAGCCACCAGGAGCGCCAGAAACTGAGGCCGCTGCTCCGAGTGCCTTCTGAGCCTTTGCGTTCGCCGCTTGGGCTTGAGACATCTGAGCCGCCGCCTGTTGCTGGGCCACCATTTGGGCGTTCCATTCAGGGTTCATCGCTACGGCGCGAGTATAGGCCTGTTCGGGGGAAAAGTAAAGCCCCCGCTTCGCGCCCAACTCGATAATGTCTGCCATGTCCTCTCGCACCTGGTCAAAGTACGGGAACTTGACAGAGTCGGCGGCCATCTGCTCGATGGTGGCGCCGGCTTCCTGCTGAACCTGGGCTTCGCGTTGCTGAGCGTACTCGCGTTGCTGATTCATGAATTGCTGGTACGGAGCCAGCCTTTCAGCCAGCATCTGCTCGACGCGAGAGGCCACCGGATCGGGCGCAGCTTCTCCTGCAAGGGCAGCGTCCAGCTCCCTGATGTCCACCCCGTACTCCTTGACCAACTTGGCCATGTACTGAGCCTTCTGGGTGGCCGGGGACGACGACAGAATGTAGTCGGCCTTGAAGAGCTCACTGACGGCCTGAAGGGGCGAGATACCGGTGGCACGCAAGCGGGCCTCAAAGGGGCGGACCACCTCAGAGAACTGCTTGTGGAACTCCCTGACCTGGTTGTTCTCGCCAAAGGACTTGGTGACGTCCCGCTCGCGGCGCAGGATCTCCTGCCGCACTTCGGGGTCCAAGGTCTTCCACTTCTCCGCCATCGTGGGCTTCCACGACTTGGGGGCAGGCTCCAAGGCAGGGGCCTGAGCCGCCTGTTCTATCGGAATCTTGGAGGCATCCGCGCCCTTGCCGGGCTCAGCTGCATTGGAAGCCTGCGGCGTTGTAGGCGCAGCTTCTTGCGACTCAGCAGCCTTAGCTGGAGCCTGATTGGTTGGGGCAGGGGCGGGACTCGATACTGCGGGTGTGGGTTCCGGTTTCTCGACGGTCTCAATTGCGGCCTCCAGGGATTCCCTCAAAGTGGCTTCGGCGGTAGACATGACAATCCTTTCGGTGGTGGTGGAAAACTACATGTAACCCTTGTCACGCATCACTCGGATGATGTCTTGGGTTCGCTCTTGCTTGGAGAGTCGTACTTCAGGAGCCCGATGCGGTAGACCAGCCAGATCGCGCGTCGGCACAACGTTGTGGCGAGCGCAATGGTCGCGTATGCCAGCCCGACCACGAACAATACTGCCATCAATGGGACTAACGAAATCAGCATAGTCGCCCTGAATAGCAGGACCACGAGGGTGCCCATCGCTTCTATCGGCAGGTTCCGTTCCCTTTTCATAGAGCACTCCGTTGACTTGGACGTAGGATCGGCGGGTCATTGCTTCCTCGTGGTGGGTTGGGGTTCTCCGGGGCCAGCGCGACCAGTCATGAGTTGCATGATGGACCGCTCTTGCATCTGCTGCATCTGCTGCTGATGCTTTGCTTGGGCCACCATCAGGTCGAGCTGGGACTTCTTGGCTTGGACGCCGAGCTTCATCTTATCGGACTGGGCGCTGATATGGGCCTTCTGGGCCGCAGCCTGCGTCTCCATTTCGATCTTCTTGATCTCTGCCTCCTGCTTCTGGGCCTCAGGGTCGGGCTTCTCCTGCTGGTCGCCCTGCTCGGCTTGCTTCAACAGGTTGGTGAGCTCCCGGTCCAGCATACCCTCGATGTCGCGAGCGCCACGGAACCCGGCGACGGCCCACTTGAGCATGCCGATCAGGAGGGGGGCAGCAGACGGTACTTGCATGAACATCGCCCCGGCGCTCTGGAGGTAGCCGCTGACGGAGGTCAAAAGCTCGATGCGCTCTTGCTTCTGGAGCGCGTAGTCGGCCTGGGCCAGTTGGTCCGCAGTGACGAGGATTCGCCACTCAAAGCCTTCCTCAGACTGGAGCAACTGAATTGCGGGCTGGGCCAAGTGGGCGTCATCCGTACGCATGATGTTGCTCTTGCGGATGAGGATCTCAGGGTCATAGTGCTTGACCATGATCTCAGCCTTGATGCGGAGCACCTGGGCGGCGAACAGGGCAACCTCATCTTGCACGTCACGGATGCGGATGGAGGCGAACTTGGCCTTGATCTCCTGGGCACCCAAGGTTTCGCTGGCCTTCGTGTCGCCACGAACGATGTCCGCGATGCCGGTCAGTTCGTAAATCTGCCCCTTGATCACTTCGCGGGACTCGTTGAGCTGCTGGAGGGCCCGCACAACCTGCTCCAACGGGAGCCAGTCCACTTGCCCCTTGACGCCACCCTTCTCAGCGAACATCGCCCAGTTGTCGACCGGGATGAGGGTGTTATCGAAACCCTCCAGGAGCATTCGTTGGACGCCTTCAGAGGCGCGGTCGTACACACCGACCACTTTGCAGGCCTGGACCAGCATGGAAATGCGGTTATTGACGGTGTCCAACTCACCGTACTGGTCTTGGACCAGCTGGTAGTCGGGCCGGGGCACCGTATTGGAGGTGGTGATGTTGGCCAGCAACGGTTTCGGGTGCGGGTAGAACCCGATCAGGTTGAGGAAGTCATCCTTCTCATCCAACACCTGCGGGTAGTCCTTGCAGAGCCAGATGACCTTGCGATGGATGCGGTCCCAGATTTCGTACACCACGGCTTGCTCGATGGCCTGATTCATCGGCGTGATGCCGGTGGGGTACGTGGCCATGATCGAGCCGGAAGGGCGGTGGTTGAGGGGTACAGCGTTGCCGATTTCCTCACCGAACCTGGAAACCAGCTGCTGCCGGTCCATGTAGACCCTGCGGGCCGTCCAGCGGTTTTCCTCCCACACGCGGCAGGGGGACCACAGGAAGTCTTCCCAGTACACGTAATCCACGGCCACGCGCTGATCCGTGATCCGCTTGTACGCGATGATCTGGGGCTGGCCCGGTTGCTGTTGTTGGCTGTCGGGTGCGGGGCCGGTGGCAAAGCCCGAGTTGAGCGGGCTATTGTGGTGGTCTTGCGGAGGGGGGAGCCCCTCACCCACGGAGGGCTTGTCCTCCAGGATCAGCTCCGCATCCTCCGTGTCCGTCTCCAGTCGGCACCAAGCCATGCCCAGGCCGGGCACCAGCCGGTCCAAGGTCACGTGCTTCATGGTAGAGTCGAACGTGTCGCGTGGGTCGTCGCAATCCGGCGTGATGGCGCGCTGGAGGATGGTGGCCGCCACACGAGCGAGCTGGTCGTTGTAGTCCAGGAACTTGCGCTTCACTTCCGGCTGGGGCGCTTGCGAGTAAAGCGCCGCGCGCAGGATCTTCGTGTTGGCGTAGTACAGATTGAACCACTTCATCTGTGCGTCAACGGCATCGCGCTCGTCCACGTACCTACGGACCACCTTACGCCCGCGCTCATGGAACTTCTTGAGCTCCTGCTCCGCATACGCAATCTCCGTCGTCCAGAGTTGCATGGGGGTGAGCTTGGTCGGGTCCGCAATGGTGGGGTTACCATTGATCGGGGCGACAGGAAAGAAGGGGGAAGACATCACAGTATCCTTTGACGGTGACCGGAGCGGTTGAGAGACGCGTGGTGGGCGAACAGGGTTTCCAGGTCATACTTGTAGTGATGACCGAGCTTGTCGTCGGCTGGGCCCCGACCTTGCGCATCGTTCTTCGTGTACTTGTGGAACTTCGGGGCAGCAACAACACACAAGTAACCGAAGGCGTCAGCGTAGTCTGAGCACCAGTCGTGGAGGGGGTGGTCCTTGAACATGAGTAGGTTTTCATCCCACTCGCGGCGGTAGCCCTTCAGGGCCTCGATCAGGTCATCCGAGCAGTCCGCATCAAAGTGAATGCGGGGGAACATCTTCCGCGTGGCGGCAATCCGGTCCCTGATCTTGTGGGCGGGGACAATCGTCGGTCGAATGCCTTGTTGCAGAAACTGCTCGACAATGCTTCGGCCAGTTTGTAGGTTCCGAGCCTTGGCGTCATGTGGGAGGTACACTTCACCCAGCTCACCGGGGAACTGCGTCAAGCGGTCGATGTGGTGAAAGATGTCCTTGCCCTGGGTGGCCTCCACGTTGACCACCCGCAGCGTCCCGTCCCGGTGTTCTTGCCACCAGATCGCAACCGTCGAATCTGTGAATCCCAGGTCGTAGACCACGTGCGTGGCTAGGTTAGGGTCATAGAGTTGGTGGGTGGCGGAGCGTTGCTCAGCAAAGACCTGATTGATCTCGTCGGAATAGATGGCCCCCTTCAGAGCAGCGTCAAACGAGCACTCGTACTCCTGAGCGTACTCATCCGGGTCCATGTCCTTTCTGAGCTCATCGAGTTCAGAAGTGGGGATTATTTGGGACTCTGAGGCCTTGAGGGTGAGGGAGAACCAATCCTTGTCCGTTTCACTCTGGCGGTGGGTCTTGTGGAACAGGTTCTTGCCTCGTGGGGTGGAGGCAAACACCCACCAGCCGTTGCGGTCCGACAGGGCGGGGCGGATAATGGTGGGGTACGTCGATGGGCGGAACAGGGCATACTCGTCACCCACTCCCCCGTCCAAGTACATGCCCCGCAAGGAGTCTGGGTTGTCCGCCCCTAGACAGTAGATGGTCCTGTCCCCATGAAGGGTGAGCTTCAGTTCACTTTCAGACGGGGGCTTGCTCAGGTACGGCTCAGCGTAGTCCTTCAGGTACGCCCACGCGATGCGTTTGGCTTGAGTGTACGTCGGACCAACATAAGCCAACTGCGGCTTGCGGAGGGGGCACTGCAGGGCACCAACAATCACGTCATTGACTAAGGCCACCGTCTTGCCGGCCCGCCGATGTGTGTTTAGGGACGCCCACCGTTGGCGTCGGTTGTGGAAGGGGAGAAATTGGGGGCGGGGGACATACTCCAGGGTCTTAGTCGCCATTCTCGATGACCTCCCCAGAGTTGGTTTGGTACGAGAGACGCTCAGGGGTGGCCCATGAGATGGAGACGTTGATGTCCTTCTTCTCATGGATCTCTGCCGTGGCGGGCACGAGCTTGCTGTAGAGGGTGTAGAACTTGGTCGGGTTTTGGTCAGCCCACAGGGCAAGGCGGGGGACACCACCAATCATGTCGAAGGCCTGCTGAAACGCTTTCGCTGCCTTGCTATCCTTCAGCACGGGCGGGAGGGAGGCACCAATCAGTCCCCTTTCAAGTAACCGCGTCAGTTCGGGGGACATCTGCAAGTCAAGTTGAGTCATGACCCCTGTGGGGTCCGCATCAATTTGATCTAGCAAGCCCTGGAGGGCAGGGTCACGTTCTGGGGGGTGCAATTTCATGCCACAAGAGTATAGCGGACCTCGGGGCTGAAGTAAAGGGGTGCAAATTGTGTAGTTGGGGCTGGAAAACGGGGTGGTCTCGTGGAAAACTGTAGGGCTATGTCACACATAAAAAGTTGGTCTCGTAGAAAACGGGGTGGACTTGCCACACATAAAAAGTTGGTCTCGTAGAAAACGCGCTCAGGGAGTCTCCCT